ACAATTAAATGATCGTTATTGGTTACAGAGACAACAGATTTGATTGAAGAATTAACAGAGATTAGATCACTAGGAAATAAGAATGTTGTAAACGATGTTCCATTTCCTATCAATACATTCGATGCTGCAATATTTGCCGTGCCAGATAGAACTGTATTTGAGTTAGAATTTGCAGTTCCGATATTGAAAAAATCTATGTATGAAGTCAATTCAACATTATTATCGTATGAGTCATACTTTGTATTTGCAGTCCAATCAACTCTAGAAACTACTGGCTGTATGTCTGCGGCTTGTATTTTTTTAGCACCGACTATTTCTCGATATAATTGATTTTGCTCATTGGTTGACCAAACAATGTCGGGTAGATTTGCTGCGTTAGAACCAAAGTTTAACGAGCGACCAACAAAAATAAATGTATTTGCATCATTAACAAAATGATCTTTAATATCATTTATCAAAAAGTTACTGAATAGCGGTGTAAGTAAAGATTTCATTTATTCCTCAATATACTGAAAGAGATACGACTTTAAATTCATAATTCTCAATTGCTAGGTTTGGCACAACAAGATACACAAGATTTGATACATTCGCATTATAAGCAATATTCAATGAGATGTTATTTCCAGAAACAGAAAGAACATTAGCATTTTGGCTGGTTGCTTGTTTAAAGTAAATTATACCCGATTGCGCAGATATAGCTGCAGCATTGACATTCATTATTGTGTTACTAGCGATATTTATTACTTGTTTTAACTGACCATTAATCATTACAACATCATTGGCTTTAAGTTGAGTTGAAAACACAGTAGATGATCCAATAACTTGAGTGTTTGTCGTAAATACTTGTACAGTTCCAGTTTGAGCACCCATTACATTGGCTGCTGCAATATTAAATGAAACATTGTCTCCTGCCTGCACCATCTCATATACACCATTTGTATTACCATAGACAACGAGTGTTGTATTTGCAAGTTTTTGTAGTGTATTTCCAGAGGAGGTAAAGTTTAAATTTGCGTTTACAATTAAATGTAACGCATTTGTAACAGTAATGACTTCTCTTGTTTCATTATTAACTTTAATTATATTATTTGCAATTAATTGTGTGTTAAACGTAGTTCCTATACCAACAATAACATTGTTATTGATGGTTGTACTTACAGTCCCTGTGAGATTAGTAAATTGAACATTGCTCTTGACTAATCCCTGTCCAGCGTAAATAAAATCACCAAAAACCTCAAGTTGAGTGTTACTTGTAACATTTGATACAATTTTAGAGATAGGCAATCTTGTAGAATCAGCGATGATCAATAAATCACCAACATTTACTCGTGTATTCGAATAATTAATACTTCCAACATTTGGAAAGAACAATGTTGAATTCCCAGTAACTATGTTTGAGTACGAATTAGATACCTGTATATTTGATGTTCCATTTCCAGGCATGATTAAATCGACATTTGCAAACACTGGAATACTGACTTGTTCTTCAGAACGAATCATAGTCTTAGAAATTAATTCTAGACCAGACGGATGAACAATATTTTTAATTGATGTTTCAAAATCAACAAGATTTTTATCTGATTGTATAATATATGAGAAATTGTGATAGATAGTATCATCTTGCAGAACTTTATCTGCACTTAAGAATCCGTCTGTGTTTAAGAAAAATCCATTAAACTCGATTAGTCCATTAGCAAATAAAGCATTGGCTTTTGCTCGACCATTGCCATAGTAAGTTGGATTTGGTAATCCAGTATCAATAATAGATGATGGATATTGAGCGGGAGCGGGAACATTTGCAGATGTGTTTACATTACAAAAAACACCATTTGATGTGATCAAATCTATTGTATTGTTTATCGCGCCCGAGAAGTTGAAAAGTCGTAATACTCCCGAAGTAGCATCATATGATTTCACATTAGCGCGGAAAGTTGAAGCGGCAATTGTTGCCCCTTGAAAGATAAATTCATTTTCTGTAAATGTATTGGCTTCTGGAACTGGATTGATTACTGTGTCTACAACTTTTAATGAAACATTTGGGGTATTAATATAATCAAATCCGCGATAAACTAAACGAATGTCTCTAACGCGACCAAGAGCACTTGTTTCAATAGAGTGTGTTTCACCATCACCAAACAAATAGCCAGTGAAAACTGCACCAGAACCATTAGCAGAGTTTGCGGTGATTGATGGTCGTGCATAATAACCCTCACCTCTATTATCTAATATTACTGATGTGATTGCTGCATTTGCACCAACAGTTTGAACATATCCATTAGCATTATATCCACGACCAGTAAATCGCAATCCATCTCCAACAACATATCCACTACCACCATTCTCAATGGAAACATGTGCAATTAAACCAAGGTCTTTAAATGTTTGCCAATATGTTTTCTTTAATGATTTTTGCGTTTCATAATTATATTGCTGAGATAAATGTGTATCATAATGAGATGTAATCTGAATCGATGGTTCTGATCTAAATCCTGCACCACCATCTAGCACAGACACAAGAGCAACACCACCTGTATTTACAGTTTCAAAATCTAAACACTGAATAATCAAACTATTTGCATTTGCAGGAACACTTGCATTTGTCACACTATTAAATACAAAAGATTTAGTAGTGTTTTTTGTGTTTATTTGAGCACCAGTTAATACTGTTGCAAGTGGTCCAGTGTTCGAAACATCATAAACAAATAAATTACCAGTATTTGCACTAACTCCGCCAACACCAAATATAGTGTTATTTGGTGTTGCTATTTTAGCAGTAAACAATGCATCAAAAAAGTTAGTGCCATTTGCCCAAATTTCTTCAAAGTTATCATATGGATCATCTTTATCATTTTCAGTGACATTGATCAACGAATTTATGTTATTCGTTGTAAATGATGCAAGATTAGCATTTCCAATATCGGTATCAGATAAGTAATCAATAATTGATTCATCATAAGTGATAGATTCTAAAAAATTATTTTGACTATTTGATGTACACGCAGTTAAATTTAATGCTACAACACGCAAATCAGTAGAAAGATTTGCATTTGGATCATCACCAACACTTCTAAAGACAATTGTTTCTGTATTTGAGTAAAGACGATAACCATATCCAGGGAAACTCATTGTTACTGCTTCGATAGAACCGAATGTAACATTACCAACAATTGCTATAGCATCAGCTGCTCCTGCAAAATTTCTAAGACCACCAGTAACCACAACTGGATCACCAACATTATATAATAATCCACGGCGTCGCTGTTGTGGGTCTGAACGAATATTTGAGTCGACTCGAATGTTTGAGAGAGTACCAATAATTTTTTCACTGAATACCCTTGCAATACTATTTTCATCTAAGTAATCAATTTCAATGAATTCTCCATTATTAAAATTTTTCTTGATATTAGAAATATAGATCTCCATGATCTCACGACCATTTGTTGGATCAATATTTCTATTTGCAGATTCAACAATACAAGTCGCGCCAGATTCAACTCCTCGAATCAATCGTTTCTCAAGAAGATTTACATCTAGATTTTTATTAGACTCCGAAATATTAATTCGAAATGCTTTTGGTTTTATCCACTTACCATCTGATGTTTTTAAGATCGATTCTTTTGGAAATGTTATCTCAATATCTTCGTCAAATAATGCTTTAAATAACCAACGAACTGACTCATCAGTTCCCTTTTTATTATAAAATTCTCTTGCGCTTTTTAGAATCTTTTCTGTGCTGAGAGCAGTATTTTCTGGAAAATGTGGAAGCAATTCTTGCTTAAAATACTTTATAAATTCTGGTGGTGTTTGATCAATATCTCTATAATTTTCTATGCCCATTGCATGGTAAATTGTATTACCAGCGGTATTGGAGATTCCATTGGCTGAATTATTCTCAAGCCAAGTGTAGTACAGCTCTAAGAATCTCTTAAATTTTGGGTGTTCAGCATTAATAAAGTCTGGAACTTGAGACTTAATTAATGAAGATATTGTTTTCGAAGTTGCAGTCATATTATGACTCTACCACAGCGTTAATTTTTGTTACAATTGAAGCTGGATCAGTTATATCTAAAACAGTAAGTCTATTTCTAATTGAAGAAAATACTCTTTTTGTAGGAATTGCTTTTAGGACTAATGTTCCAAACGCATCAGAGATCTCTACTGGCGCAAAACTATTTAAAGTTACAACTCCGCTAGTGTAATCAACAGATCCAATATTATCGTTTAATGTTTTCTTTACATTTTGAGTGTCAAAGTAATAAATTTTTAAACGACCAATACGACCTTCAAGACTTGCTTTGATAGTTGCACCCGAACCACCACCACCACTAATTGAAACAGTTGCAGAGGTATATCCAGCTCCAGGATTAGTAATCTCAATTCGTTTTACAGCACCATTTACAATCAATGCTCTCGCAGAAGCACCAGAGCCATCACCATTGATTACAACTGTTGGTGTAGAAACATAACCACTTCCACCCGTTACAACATCAATTGATTCTACTCCAGTAAATGATTGCAAAACTTCTTCGATAAAACAGTCTCTTACAATTCCAGAATCATCATTATACATAAATGATGGAGTTGAAAGGATTCTTTCGGATGTTGTGCCTTGTTTTAATTCAGTTCCAAAGTCAAGAGTATAACTTAATATTCGATTTACATCTGGAGCAAATCGTTTTTCTAGATACACCTTCACATCATTGCTTATAATTGATTGATCAGCGTCATCGATTGCTCTTGACAGCTGTGAAACTCTAAATGAAGAGTTAAATTTGTTTAGATTAGTGCTTGCATACGATCCAATCGCTGAAATTACTGCAGCATCAATCGCACCAGCCGTTTTATCTGTTTTTGTCGGATCAAAATTGACTTCGACATCAAGATTAAGGTAATTATAATCCGCTTCAACATATTCAGGTGTAACAGTAAGCACTGAATATGGCTTAATTACAGAATTTTTTACAAATTCAATCTCAGTTGTAGTAATTTCATAGCCACCAAGTGGTTTTGCAGTGAAAAATACCTTACCATAAACTGGTGGAATATTCTCTTCACCACCCCATACATTAACTGCTTCGAAATATGGATATTCACGATTAATAATAGCAATGTAATCGTTTTTTGTCACTGCTCTATTTTGAGCAATAAATGCTTTTGGCGCAGTAAAACGAATTTTTTCGATATTTTCTGCTGCAGCGCCTGAAGTGGAGGCACTAACTAGAGTTGTAACAACCGTTGCTCCATTTAAAATAGTATCTAGAGGTCTAAAGTCTCTCAAGTCATTTGCTAGTGTTCCAGATGTAATCAAATATGAGGCAATAACAATATTTCCTTCAACTAATGCCTTACCGATTACATCGTCACCAAAAGAAATTTGATATTTTCCATTTTTATTTTCTTCTAGATAATAAACAGCAGCATTCTCATTTACATTCGTAGCATCTTCGGCGAGTATATAAGTTTCTTGATTAGCATTTTGAGCTGATCGTTGTACTTTAATCTGAAGTGTTGATGTATCAATACCAATATCTGGTAATTCAAAGATCTGCTTTGGATTAGTCTGAGAATTATATGAGAAGGTTATGCCGTTTGGTTGACCTTCTTTGATTTCTAGAGACTCAACAACAAATAATCCAGTGCTTAAATTTTTAGAGACAACTCTAGTAGCAGGATTTACAAAAATAAAATTTTGACCGTCGATAGTTTCAGAAACAAATTTAGTAAATCGTGGAATTGCAATCGCGCTATTTGAATCATTTTGAACTGGAGTAATTTCTAGATCAATCAATGCACGAGGAGAAACTCGTGAACGAGGAACATATCCGAGTAGTTTTGCGTGAGAAACAACTGATTCGCGTTTGATTGCGGTATCGATAAACATCTCGTTCGAGACCATATTCAGATAATAGCCCATATAATGAGTATTATAGGCAAGAACATCAAGCAAAATTGACAAACCAGAACCTTCAAAGTTATAGTCGCTGAACTCTGATTGAGATTTAAGGAAACCTTTTAGATTAGACTTGATTGCTTCGAAGTCTAATTCTGCAACTTTTAGTTTTGAGTCAACATTTGCCATGTTATCTTACCCGTTCTAGGAAAAAAGAGACCGTGATCGGCTCTAAAGTATTGTTTACAAAAAATACAATTTTAATGTCGTATCTATCGTTATCATAATCTGGTGTTGCAATGACATCTTCAATTGTTACTCGTGGCTCATAATTTTTTATAGTTTGAAGTATCATTCCTTGTATAATAGAGGTGGTGATATTATCGATTGGTTCAAATAGCATCTTTTTAAGATTTGATCCAAGTTCTGGATTAAATAGACGCTCATAATGCGAGGTTAGCAATAGGTTTCGAATTGAACCTGCGATCGCATTATCATTCAATTTTTTTACCACATCTTTTGTTACAGGGTGAGCTGAAAAATTAAGATCTAGATCAGAGAATTTTCGAACGATCGAACTCATTATTTTGATGTTTCCGTGAGTGCAGAATTATATGTTATTTATACTATGCAGGCGCAGGTTCTAAATTAATCTCGTAGAGATCGACATTAACTCCGATTCCCGCGATTCCAGTATCGAAACTGATAGATTTCGGCATTCCGATTAAGGTTAAAAATTGACAAAAGTTGAAGGTTACAAACTGAGTCAAAGCAGATAATCCAATAGCGTTAAAGAACGCTGTGACTTTTGCCATCCATTGTTTTATCAGATATTGTGGCCAAATCTCACCGAAGTTTCGAGCTGCCTCGACGAGTCTATCGATTTTCTGTTCTATGCTCTCTACAAAACTCTCAATCTCTCCGCCAATCAAATCTAAAATACTAAATCCAGCGATCGATAGAGACTTCAAAGTCTCAAGTATTTTGTTCTGAATACTCAACATCTGTTCTGCAATTTCTTGGGCGATTTCAGCTGGGGCATTTAATAGTTTTTGTTTTAGAGAATTCAACTGTGTTTTGAGAGCGCCAATCAATGCATTGAGTATACCCTCAACATTTAAATCTAATAACACTGGGAGAGCAGGTAGTTGCAAAGCATCCCAAATTGTTTTAAATTGCTTTATTAATCCGCCAAAAGCATCGTAAATTAAAGTCAATGCGCCGTTCTGAAGTTTCGTCATAATATAGGCAAAGATCGCATCAGCCTGAATACCACGCGAGAATATCCCCAGAGTGCCTTCAAATGTTCTATAGATTTCAGGAATAAGGCTCATGTACAATTCGGCTTTCTCGGCGAACTGAGCCTTTAATTGCGCTCTGTATTCTGGATCAGCAAAAAGTTTGATTGGATTGATATTAATTCCAAGAACAGTGATTTCAAGATTAATTGGTAAAATTGTGTCGATCAATTCCATTATTTTCGCTTGAACATACAGATGGTATTCATTACATAAAGCAGTAATAATTCTCTCCCATTTCATATCTGGAATATCATGACCTGGGAATACAGGATCACTTATAGATACAGGAAAATTTCCGAGAACTGTTTCAACATTATCCAGTATAGTTCTTACTTTTTGTATCTTTTCTTCATATGGAGCAATTTTTTCCAAAATAGCATTTCGAACTGCAGTTTGAACTTCACTCTCAGCTTCAGACCTTATTTGTTCAATCTCAACTTGAAATAGAGAAGGTATATTTGCAAATTGCTTGAATATATTAGTCAAGTCTGCAGGAGTTGGAAGTAGCGTATTTGGACATGGTATGGTAATGTCAGCCATTATCCACCCGATGTATTTGGTGTTGTTCTTTTACCAGTGACTTTAACTTCTTCAAGTGTAGTTTCTGATTTAGGATAAAGATGTTTGCTAACTTTTTGTACAATGTTAGATACTTTACTTACTTTTTGTATTGCATTTGTTATATCTGAATCTAGATTAAATTCTATATTTCTATCAGCTGCACCCGAAGCAACTTTACCTATTTTGCTAAGCAAATCATTTTTCTGATCAGATTTTAAACCTAATATTACACCCTTATTATCATTTACATTTTCTGCAAATGCTGCAATTTTTGTTATTGATGCACCTAAACTACCTGTGTTAAAATCTTTAATGATTGAATCTGCAACCTTTCCAATCGTTTTAACAATAGAGTTAACAGTTGTTGATATTCCATTAACAACTTTAGCAAATGTAGATTTAGTCTCTGCTCCTACTTTTTTACCAGTCACTGTAACTTCTTGGAGATCATCAGCTTTTGCTCCCACTTTTTTACCAGTCACTGTAACTTCTTCAAGACCATCAGATTTCGCGGCAGTATTCGCAGCTGCTGCAGCTGCAGTATTCGCAGATTGTTGAGTTGCCACATTTGCAGCAGCTGCTTCTGTTTCTGTTGGTGCTGTTCCACCACCAGTTAATCCTGTTCCAGAAGCCGATTCAGCAGACCCTGACTGCATATTAATTTGTGCTGCTGGAAGATCGATCACTGCACCTTGCAGTACGGCAGTTGACCCCTTAAGATTAAGTTTACCACCAGATGTAATCCTTGCTTCTCCACCAATTTTAAGGTCAGTTGTTGATGTGGACTCAATTAAAACATTCTTTCCTTTGATTCGAACATCACCATCAGCGCCAATGTTTAAATTGCCACCAACTTTTAAATTACAATCACCATCAACAGTCACAGAACATTTACCAGAAATGTATACAAAATTTGATCCCATTGTCAAAGAATAATTATCTTTTACAATCTTTTCAACTCGATTTCCATCTTTATCAATTTCAATGAATGATCCTTTTCTGTGAGCAAGGTGTACTCTTTCTTGACCTGGTGAATCGTCAAATTCTAGAGCGTGACCCGACTCAGTTTCTAGTGCATTATTATATGGATAAGTTGGATTAAATGCAGGGGTTGGTTCACTCCAAGACACGCCGCCAACACAGGTAATATTTTTCTTTAAATTTTTCTTTCTTGTAGAAATAATTGTACCGTCTGGCTTTCCGCGAGAGAGTCTATTCGTAGTTTGCTCTCTAATATATTTTGATTTTGGATATTGCTCGGATGCATCATCGGGTTTTTTTGGTCTGTTTCCTAGATTATTTCCTGGGTCTGAAAATCCTTTTTGGTAATCTGGTTTATTTTCTGGTTTTCCTGGAAAAACACCCATGATTGCAGGGTTCTGTGCATTATCACCATCCATAAAAAATCCAAAAACCATATCACCCTCTTTCGGTGTATATGCATTTGGACTGTTAACAGGAATTACTGGATGCGCCCACGGTAATTGCTCTGTTGGAATTTTACTTTTTTCATCCGTATGCCAACCAAAGCAGCGAACGCGGACACGACCAAGTTGCTCTGGGTCTTGGCGATCTTCAACGACGCCAATATACCAGATAAATCCTTCAAGTCCAATAAAACTTTTCTTTGCTCCAGGCATAACTTAATTATTTACCTTTCTTAGTCAATTTATTTAATCCATCTTTTGCTACAGGCATTGCTTCAGAAAAAGAATCAGCAACTAATTCTGCAACACATTCATATGAAGTGCTTCTAAATTTATGATTGATCGAGGCAACCAAATATTTACCACTTCTTGCTTTATCGAATTTTTTACCGCTTTTTTGAGCACTTTCAAATAAAGGAAATTCATAATCAATCATATCACCTGCTTTCATCTCAATATCACCAGGAACTACAACTCGAATTCTAAAGTGATTCAGTAGCGTCATGTGTAATGCTCTTGGTAATAACCAAAATTTAATATCATTACTTTTTTCTGAGATAGTATCATTGGTTGTCAGGTAAGTTCTGTAGAATGAATATGGTGAATTGAAAAGAGTTTCATTCTTAGAATTTTTAAATGAATTCACAGGTTTAAATTTGTTTATTAAATTCCCTTGGCTTTCTGCTGCAAGCAAACTATAATCGACATTCTCAAATTTTTGCGAGAATAGGTCAATCGAAAGCAATCGAGAAGAGAATGATCCATTTGAGATTGAAGTTAGCATATCAAAATCGCTTAAAATAGTAAAATCGTCAATCGAATCTTTATTTAATGCTGGATCACTTTCTGATTTCTTAATCTCATACCTAATTTTTTTATATGGTTTTTGTTTAATCATGGTTTGTAACGATAACAGATTAAACCCATTTTTATTCTCAAAAAAGAAATAACAAAATTTCTTTTGATCATACCCACGAGAAGTTACCCATTGAATTGCTTCAAATGGTCTATACCCAGGAATAACTAGATCAAAAGATCCAGAAGTATCTTCTAAATTTGCAATTCTCTGCGGATCAACACCTAGTTCATTTAATAGAATATCTGAAACAATATTTTTAATTTTAGTCGATTTATACGCTTTACTTACATTTAGTGTTTGTGATGATATTAATTCATCAGAACAAAAATGAAGAATGTATGTTTGACCAGAATCAGTCGATGGATTTCTATCTGTAGTTTTGTAAATTCTAAAAAGTCTTTCTAATGGACGATTTAATCCAGGTTTGTCGATGCTTACCTTTAGATATTCATTACCGCACAAATAAAAATTAGAGAAAGTATCATTACCATCATTGATAAGTATGTTTCCACTCATGACAGAAGAATAGATGTCTTGAAAAATTTGCAATTCAACAAAAATGTCTCGCAAATCGATCGTTTGACCACCAGAATTAATTAACTCTAGACTCTTTATCTCATAGTCTTTTGAGTTATTTACACCATTATCTGCCATCAGTCATTAAACTCCTAAATTCATCTTCAACTCGTTGAACATATACACTTTCTAAGATTTTAATTGATCGTTTTGCATCATTTATGTTTAATTCATTTGTATAATTAGAAATTGCTTTATGTGTAGTAGTAATTTTTAAAGTATATTCAGGAAAAACTGCAGTTTCTGTACTTATAGATAAAGATGTATCTGCCGTGCCAGGAAGCGTGTTAGGTAGTATTGAATTATCCGAATAATCTACATCAAATTCACCAATACTGTATGTTTGAGTTGATTTATCTATCAATAATTGCCCATAAAATGTTTCTTTTGTTACCTCTTTTTCATAATGATGAATCGTTGTAAGTGCTTCATTGATTGTTTGATTGTATTTTTGTTGAATGAATGTTTCAAGCGCATCATTTTTTAATGGAAAATCGTAGTAAGGATTAATAATTTGATTAAACATAAGGATGATCCAACTTCGATTTGCATCACCATAAATCTTATATGCAATAATCTCTGGAGTATCGGTTTCTTTTACATCGTATTCATATGCAATGCCACTATTATTTGCAATTTCCTTTAAAAATGTAGATCTTGCAAGAATATTTGTTACAAGTTGATTGTTTAAAGTATTCTTATCGAATGTATAAATTGTTCCAGGAAAACTTTCGAAGTATTTCATTAGTAACCTTGTTGTATAAGTTCTTTGTGCAAAATTTCGACTTCCTTAAATCGAAGCTGCATTGAAATTTCAACTGGCATACCATCTGTAAATGCAGTCCATTGTCCTGCACTGCCGTAATTTACATCAATGCCTTCTAACACACATGTTGAAATAAGAGGAAGATTTGGATTTATTTTAGAGCCTACCATAAACTCGATATCAAATTCTGATGGTGGTATAAAATAGCGACCTGTTCCTGTTCTTGGAATTTCAGGCGCAGCAAAAAATCTAAAGGTTTGAATAATTTTAATAATCTCTTTCGCCTCTTGTGGATTTCTTGGCACAAACTTGAAGTCGAAAAGAAATTCTCTATTTGCAATGTTTTCAAATAGTAATTCAACCTGTGGGTTTTTTGCAACTCCAGCAGAAAATAAAAGTGCTTTTTCAATATTTCCACCAAATGCTCCAGTTGCTCCTGCAACTTTCGCACCAACCTCTGCTATAGCACCTGAACCTGGTGTTTGACCGAAATTAATGCTATCTGACTTTGCTGCAGCAATCGCACTATCAATTACAGATCCACCTGCTTGCGCT